CGCAAAGAACTACGGACGGGAAAAAAACATCATGGCAGAAGTGATTTTAAACCGCTATGACAACCGATTACCAAATTGCAGCACTCACATTACCACCAACCTGGGAGCTGAGGAAATCGCCACGCAATACGGTTCACGGGTCATGGACAGGCTCCGTGAGTTGATGAACATTATCGAGTTTAATCCGAAAGCGAAAAGCAGAAGGGGTTGACGCTACCGAAGAAGAGATACAGTCTTACATTAACAGCTTACCAATATGAACGTACCTGAAGAACTAAAATTTAAATTCAACCGAAACAAGCCGTCTATGCTTGATGAGGATGAACTGAACGCTTTAAAATCAGTTGGTATACTTGCTGAAAACTGGTTCGCGATATGTGTCAATAAAAATGCTATGCCTTTAGCTATTTTCAAGGATGAGAAAGACGCCATTAAATTCGCGTCTCCTGATCATGTGGTTGAGCCGTGGCCGATGATCATCCGAGATTATAGATAGATTTTACATTAACACTTTTCCGATATGAAACCACAATTTTTCTACTCAAGAGACGATAAATCCTCTACTCAGCAACTTGAGGACATGTTTCGGCGTCAGGGCATTTATTTTATTGAACACATCGAATCGCAAAGGTGGCTCGTAGAATTAACAGGGATGGGACCAGTGACAACGAATGACCCAAACGCATGCATGAGATTCAATACCTTTGGTGACGCGCTTACGTTCAGGGTGAAGAATCCAGGACTATGGCAAAAGAGATATCAAATAACCGAGCATGAATTTCCAAAAGCATGACCATCTTTTTCCAGTTCAACGAGATCAAATTAACTTCAAAAACATGACACCAGAAGAAAAGAAAGTAATCGAAAAAATATCCAAGCAATTCGCAAAGGGATTCAAAAAGGATATTGGTGGAATCGGAGGCAGCAGTTGGTTAATCGTAGATCCACTTTCCGGGTATTTGAATTTTGTCGGTCATGAAAACGAATTGAAGCAAATGCCGGAATGCGAAAAACATCCGCTAGTTTTGATAATGATTTTCAAAGACGGGACTCAATTTATTCCTGCCGGTGGTGACTTAAAAACGTTAAGCTCCCAATTTTATAACTGGATGTGGATCGACCCCATAAACTAGCCAGGGGATAAGGACCAGCTTATTGAGATTTTGAAAAGCGTTTAAACTAAAAAACTATGGCAACCACGATTTCGGACCGGCCTGTAAAAATCAGAAAGCCGCATTCATGCTTCTCCTGCAAACAAAAATTTGCTGCCGGAACGATCATGCGAAAATGGGTAGGCACTTACGAGGGTGATTTTGGTCAGGTTTATTATTGCGCCACATGTGAGCAGATTATGCATCTATGTCCCTGTGATCCTGGCGAAGGATGGCCGGAAGAATTCACAATCGGATTCTATCGCGAAGGAATCGACACCCCGGAGAAAGTTCTTGAAATGATTAAAGCAAAAACACATTGAGATTTTGAAAATGATTTAAAACTGAAAATATGAAATATAGGGATTGCTACAAAACAGCCTATGCCGAAAATCAAACTGGCCCCATAATCCAGCTTTTGCAATTGCTTCGGATAGTGCACGATGGAGACATTGTGAATAAATCAGATAGAGATTGGCTTTTCTCTATCGATCTGTGTACACGTGCAGGAATGGATCAATGTGAATGATTTGCTTCCTAAACCAGGACAGAAAGTTAGAGTTATGTTGGAAAATGGATCTACTATGATCACTAGAATAATAATCATTCCTGAACTGAATAAATTTGAATGGAATGACGAGGATGAAAAAATTACACATTGGCAAACATTATCTTTATGAAAATACCACAACAAGAAATAGAAAACCAAATCGATATAGAGAGGCGTAAACCAGAATATGACCGCATTAATTTTTATGATGACGGTGCAAATGGGGCTTTCGATGATGGGTTCGAGCACGGATTTAAAGCCGCAATTGAATGGATAGGACTTGAAATCGATATTGAGGAAAAAGAAGAGGAGTCCGCGCCAACTAGCAATGTCTTTCAGGTCATCGGCGATGCATATGCTGCGGGACTCCCAAGTGATTCACGAATACTACATTAAAACTATAAAAGCATGAGTTTTTACGACGCAACAATCAAAGCTATAAAATCTGTGGACGAAGGAAATTTTATACCATGTCAGGGCTTTTTCTCAATATCAAAATTAGACTGGCAGGCATACCCCGGAAATGATGGATACATCGAATATAGTTCATCCACAATTATAGAAGGATATCACGTCTACCGATATCCTGATGGCTATCCTGGCGGGGTGTTTTGGTTCACATACGGAGATTCATCAGAAGAATCCTGCAAGTCTATTGAGGATGGCATGAATAAATGTCAGGCCATTTTTGAGCTTTATGTCAAGACATTGCTTAATCCAAAACTGGACATGGAGATTCCTGTCGACAAACTTCGAAAAGCAAAATATTGACCAATTATATCAATTTTATCTTAAACAACTGAAAAGCATGAAAGAAATGATCTACACCCAAAGCCAAGTAGACTTTTTTGTCGTATTTAGTTTTATCGGAGGGCTTCTGATTGGCGGCCTTATCTTCTGGGACTACAAACGGAATTACAAATGAAGCCCACCTACTACATAATCGGAGCCCTGGTCCTATGGATCATCTTCCGGGAATGCGTTTCTACACCGAAACCCCTTCCGCCATCGATCCAAGCCAACAAGGATAGCATTTTACTAAAAAATGACCGTGTCGCCGCACTGGATAAGGCAGGACAAGCGATAGTCCAAAAGATAGCCCAAGACAGCATCCGACATTTCGAGGCCTTAAAACGCTCAGAATCGCGTGTGGAGGGATTGACTAAAAGCTTGGCGGCGGCGGTAAGGCGGCGGCCCGAGATAAGAATTGATACGGTTTTCATCTTAATGGATTCGGTCATCAAAGAACAATCGACGCAAATAACCCTTTTGACCCATGATCGCGACACCATACGCATAAACTATACAAGGCTTTTGCGTATAAAGGAATCGGAACTGCGGATCAAAGACGAGATCTTCGCCCACATGGAGGCCATCAATCAGGAACTTTTTAAGAGTTTGAACAAGGAAAGACGAAAGGGGAAGGTTTGGAAGGTAGCCGTGCCGGTGGCGCTCGTGGCTGGTTTCATTTTAGGGGAAGAATTATGATGGTAAATCGAGAACTTGCGATCGCGGACCCTCACATTCAAAAAGATATGTGGGCTACTCCGGGCTGTATTTTCAGTCCGTTGGACCAGGAATTTCAATTCACGCTTGACCCATGCTGCACCATTGAAACTCGGAAATGCGATCGCTACTTTACGCCAGAAGAAAACGGACTCATTCAATCTTGGGCAGGGGAATCAGTTTTCGTTAACCCGCCCTATAGCCGTGGCAACATCGACAAATGGATGGCTAAATGCTGCGAAGAGGCCAAAACAGCAAAAGTAATTGTTGCCCTCATTCCGGTATCGACGTCTGCCAGGTGGTTTCATAATTACGTTTGGGGTAAGGCTGAGTTGGTTTTTTATCAAGGAAGGATCCGATTCATAGGTGCCCCCCACACTGCCCCATTTAGTTCAATGCTAGCAATTTACAGACAATGACCAAATATTTTAAAAGAGGCCTGAGAGAGTTCTATTCGGTGAGCCCGGAGAAGGTCACTAAAATAGAAAATAGAAAATATGGCTCCTACGTCACGATTATGACCCGTACAGAGGGAAGTGTTGTGAATGCCAACTTTTTGGAGACTGATGCTTTGGAAGGCCAGGAGATAAGCCGCGAGGAGTTCGCCGAACAGTTTAAAGTTGCGAGTAGGTTGATAGTGATGGAGCCATGAGGGTACTGGTAGCTTGTGAAGAGAAGTCAAGCGGTTACGAAAGAGTTTCGGGCCCGCGGACATGAAGCATTCAGTTGCGATATACAATCATGCTCCGGAGGGCATCCGGAATGGCACCTACAGTGCGACGTTTTCGAGGTATTAAAAGATCATTGGGATATGCTTATCGGATTTCCGCCATGCACATACATATCCTCAGCTGGGTTGCATTGGTGTAAAAAAGATCCAACCAGATCTGCGAAGAGAGATGCAGGAGCGGCATTTTTTAAAGCATTATGGGAACAACCCATTCATAAAATATGCCTTGAAAACCCCGTCGGATTCATGAATACGAACTTTCGGAAGCCTTCACAGATCATCCAACCATACTATTTCGGTGACGGTCATTTGAAAACAACTTGCCTTTGGTTGAAGAATTTGCCCCGATTAAATGGCAATTTGGATGTAGCCATGAATCCGCGGGCCCACCGACCTCAACCATTGTCCATTGATTCAACCGGCAAAAAAAGATACTTTGTGGACGCCTTCAATCGGTCAAGCTTGGATAGATCAAAAACCTTTCCGGGGATCGCCGCTGCCATGGCGGCCACTTGGGGCTAAAACATTTCCCCGGAATCCCGGTTATAATTCCAAATTTGGCCTTTTTACGCAAATTTACGTATATTGCAATTAAGTACTACGGCTAGCGTTGCCGAGACAAAGCCGAAGGGATGTAAGGCCCCAGAATTCTAAACGCCGCGCCTGATCTCGCGGCGTTTTCATTTACCACCAAAATATGCCTCCCCAAATCAGAATAAATATTAGCAGTGCAAGCACGCAGGCCATTTTCCGGAACGGAATATTAGGGCCCCACATGCTGTGATTGTCTTCTCTCCAAAGACTACCAAAAAGTAATGGCCCGGCGATTATTGCGAATAGAATCCACGTCCAGTGTATCATGGTTTCTTAATTATTTCGAGTTCAAAAACGTCTGGCATATTCGCCGCCATCCAGGCCAGCTTTACGGTCGATTCCAGGCCCTCAGGATGATCCGAATTCGTGAACCGAGAGCAAGCCAAGAGGCACCCCTTGCTGTCGGCAGGCTCGTTCCCACGATGAATTAGGATGTTGTTTCGCCCCTCCACGTGATCGAATCGGAAGTAGGTGTATGGCCTATCGGCTTTTGGTGGGTTCTTCCGGACGATGTACGGCTTTCCTACAGGCGATTCAGGGATACATGAGACGTTGTGCTCGTTGTTGAGCCATGGCCTTTCCAGGATCTTCGCTATCACCTGGTCGCCATCGTAAAGGCTCGAGAGCGTACGGTCGGCGAGGTACACACGCTCCATTCTATATCTTTTCATTGTCGTCATGCTGTTTGTGATCGTATTCCCTTAAAATGTTCCTCCAGGTCTCAAGCAGAGTAGCGATTTTGTGATAAACTAGCGTCGCCTCTTGTTCCTTAGTATCATTCAATTTTCCGATAATCTCCAATGTATCCCAATCCTTGGCTTCGTACTTTTCCCGCAATGAGGCTATGTTGTTGTTGAGGGCCAATACGACTAAGCTGGCTAATCCTTGCGCCGAGGCTCCTTCCGCTGCTGGACCATAGTGATTCAGTCTGTAAATCAAATCTTCCCATTCCTTCCGCTCGCGCTCCTTGTCTTTCTTCTTTATCAAAGCAACTGATTTCCTCACGTATCGGAGGAATATCAAAATCACCGGCAATAACAGCAATAGTGTTAAAAGTGATCCAGTCAACAATATTAGCCAAGCGTTCACCTATTCTCATATTTTAGATTTCGTCGGTTCAAGATAATGTTTACGCCCGCAGCGATGGTCACGACAAAGACCCTTATCGAAGTCATGTCTATGCCTGGTATAAAGTCGGTTCCATAACGGGTTAGAAAGTTGACCATTGCCGCAATCTCCATGAAAAACAGAATTTGAAATGTTATCCTGTGTCTCTTGGTTTTTTCTGCGAACTCAGAAACAGTCAAAACGTATAGCATTTTCGATGCATACACAACCGCAAAGTATGCGTATGATCTTAAGGTTAATTGTTGATCGGAGAAAGGGAAAAATGAAATCAATCGTCCTTCTGTATCTTCTGGTGTCACATAATATACCAATGATACGCCTATACAAGACCAAAGCATTATCCATTTACTATCTCCTTCCGTCATTGGTGAGGCGGTTTTGGCGGTGGGCTACCTGGGTTTTCTCCGTCCAATGGTTTAACTACTGGTTCTTTAGGCTTCGGTGCCTTTGTTTTCTTCTTTGCCATGATTATGTTTTTTTATGTAATGAAATTCCTAAAAAAGATCCCGTAACTGCTGTCATGAAGGCCACAACCCCCATGGGCCCGGCATCGAACATCTGGAACAGAACGAAGATCATCAAAAGATTGAATGTTCCTCCTCCGGAAAACAATCCCAATATCAGAAATACTACATTCTTCCCGTCTGTCCAGTGCGTTATTTTATCGCCATTCTGAACTGATTCCTTAACGTCTGCCCTCAGTTCTGGAAATTGAACCATGCACCAACAAACGAAAGTTGCAAAGGCGACGGCTACAATGTCTATTGCTACCGTGGCGATCACAACTACTATTTGATAGGTGTTCATGTAGGGTAAATCTGTTTTATAAATTCCCCGTTCTCAGTCACCTCATTGATCACAACATCATATGGCGGCCGTGGCGATAAAATTCCCTGCAACTGATTCAGGGTCAACTCAGAATCGTCTCCCCGTTTCACGTCGTATTCTCCTGGATTGTCGGGGAGTCTTTTCATAACTTTATCTCCCGACGCATCATCTAAGACCGGCGCCGCCCATTGGCGAAGATTGAATGTTGCTTTAAAGTATCTCATTTATTTTTATGTCATCGCTGGCACATTTTGATACGCATTTCTGATTGGATAAGCGGCTACCCACCCATAACCATCCATGTCGTAATCTTGCATATAGTGGGCTTTTGTGTAACTAGTGACAGCTCCATACATTGAACCAGTAAGTCCAGCAGGATGGTAATCCTTTGTTCCCCAATTAGCAAATCCTGCGGCGGCCCCATCTGTTCCGTAAGTATTATTGGCCACAACCCAGGTGCTATCTTGAATATTGTTGAACTTCGTGGTAAGCGCAGAACCATCGCCGATGATCATATTATTTATTATTTTCAGGTCCATGATCGTTGTAATCCCAGACGATGCTGCGTTCCAAAGTTCAAAAATTTTGTTCTCGTTTGCAATGATCGTATTGTTTATGAAGTTTACCGGCAGGTTTGTGAACCCTCCTAGGGTGTTCTGATCGACTCGTACAAAGATGTTGGTGTGTCCGTTACTGTCTGACGTCGGGCAATTAAGCTCATTGGAGAACACGTGCAAATCAAATCCAGCGTGCCCCGTGGCTATCGTGAGCATGTTCTTTCCCGAAACCCCCTTGTTCATGAAGAACGCTAAATTACGGTTGCCTGAGCTGAATTGGAAGATGTTTTTGTGCGATGGATCATTACGTGTTGCAACATTGGTACACACCACGCCGGCGGCTTCTGAGTCTATTGTAGCTGCACCTATCTGGAAGCCATCTCCACCAGTGTCATTAATAGATATACCGGCTATACGGAGGCGCATGATAGGCACGCTAATGTATGTAGGGTGCGGCGCATCGTCCACAGGACCAAGATAGCAACCCTCATCATCCCCGCTGGTAATTTTGCAATGCATAATATGGCAGTCCTCAAAAGCGCCCTGTCCGTCAGCCATCCATGTGTTGTAATTCAGGTTCACATTGAATGGCGTATCGATCTTAAAATGTGAAGATGAATCTGATGATGTGCCACTAAGACCAATGCACTCTATGCCAAGTATCCACAGATTTTTGCTGACAGTGGACGCCACTGTGCCAGAATCACCAGCTTCTATGAAGCAGGATTGCGCATGTCCTCCGGTGCCAGAGAATTCAATTTTGAACCCGTAAGGTATGCTAGAGTTAAAGCAAGCATCAAACCATCCGTTCCGGCAATTTCGATTAAATCGAATGCCATATGATCCCTGGGCAGTTATTCCTGCCTGTGAAGACGTTGATACAACTTTCATTCTCCACGGGTTTTGTGGATCTGTACTGGTTAATCCCTCTATACCCAAATATCCGGTGGAAGGACCTAGATTTTTTATAATGAATTTTTTACCCGTATTGTCACCAGAAAACAATTTATACCCTATCCCACCCGTGCCAACAGTTGACATATCATAGGTTGTAACTCCGGCATCCCCTTCATTGAAATCATCTTCGAATGAACAAACAATTCCCTTGTGTAGTGGGTGGTTTTTTGAGAAAATGAGCGCTCCTTTTTGAACAACAATCTTAATATCGTAAGCTCCCAGCGCGGTGAACGTATGGCTTACGGTAACCGGGTTTCCTGCTACATAGGTTCCAGTAACGGTCTTTACAATGTTTGGCGATCCTGCTACGGCGGACTCATGCTCAACAATATAGCAGGCATAGAAATAATTCTGAGGAGCAGTGAATACGAAACTGTTCGATGTGCCCCGCCGCCATACCTTTGGAAGATTAGTGATATTTATTCCTTCCCCAAGGCCGTTGGGTGAACTGTTAGCCGCCGCCGGCTTTCTCGATCTATTGGCTACCCTATGGTTGAAGTTAAAGGCTGGCATAATCTATGATTCAAGCGTGTCTAAATCTGTTTCCCACTGAGCAATGTTTGATATGGCTGAATTTTTCCAAACTATAAACCTTTTATATCTGGCCGCGATTGGACTGGTGGCCACTCCGTTGTTAAGAAAATAACCAAGTACCCATTCACCGGTAGGAGGAGTCGCAAGCGTGTCAGAAGTAGGACCCTGAACAACCGATGAGTTTTTCAAAAAGCTAACCTGACCCGATGTATTTCTAACGACAGTCCATGTGCCAGCGCCTAATGCCGTTTGACCGGTGTATGTAAATGAAGTAGCTGATAAAACCGTCCATTGAATATTAGGATTTAATTGACGGATCACGCTGAACTTAGTGGTTGATGGAGTAAGTGCACCCGTCAATGCGCCAACAACCGTTGAAGCTGATTGAACCGAATCTAACTTAACTGAAAAAACATAATCATTATTCGCTCCGTTGACTGTGGTTTTTATAGGATCATAACCAAGCTTGAAAACACCGGTACTGGTTCCATCACTGGCTATATATGAATTGGCTGAGAAGGTATATCCTCCGTTTGCAGAAGGTGCGCAAATCAACATCAAATCCCATGCACAATTTATTGACAACGTGGATACACCTTTATAATAGGCATCACATCCATTTTGGAATATGGTTAAGTTTGTGGCCCCGATCAACCATGTCTCGAATTTATTTTTGTCAGTGGTCGATAGTTCATCAAAGTGCATGCTGATCAACGCGCGCGGCCACTTACTATAAGCAGAGTTTTTAAACCACCTGGCGAACATGGCTCCGAGATAATCATTGCCAGTTACATTGGGGTGGATAGCATCAGCTTCATAAAACCCACCAACTGCAAAAGCGCCAAGATTGGCAGCCATATAGCAGTTCGATGTAGAAAAACAACGCTGTTTGATTTGATTTCTGATGCCAGACAATCGGCCATCAACTTGAATGCTCGATGTCTGTCCTATCTGACCAAAGATAATAGGCACGTCGCTTCCAAAATCTGATATTAAATTGGTAACCAACGTCCCTAAATATGTTCCAACCTGAGCTACTGTGTTTGATCCCGTGCCACTTTGACCCTGAACATCATTTATACCTACAATAACCAGTATCGCAGTTAATTTTGTCTTTCCGAGTTTGGTTAAGCAGTCATTCGCGGCGGTAACGGCTGCATTGTAATTTGTTCCTGTCGTCTGCCAGTCATTGCCTATCAGCACACTAGTTGCCGGTGATATTGTAGATGATGAAGCCGCCCTGTTTATAATGCATGCAGCTCGTCCGGTAGCGGCAAAGTAATCAATGCAAAACTTAGCCCAGGGTGATTTTGAGTTAAAAGAAAATCCAGTTATGCCAGCGCCTGCGCCGAATTCCAATATTGTATTTGTGTTTCTATCATACTCAAATGCCGTCCCAGAAACAGGCAATGTGCTGGCAGTATGGCCAACAAGTCCTGCCGGAATTGAATCACCAATGACTAAAATCGGATCCTTCTCACCAAAAATATAAGGGTTAATGATCATACGCCAAGCAATGTTAGTTTAAGACCAGCGGCTGTACCGTCTCCGACCTGGTCAATGTCGACCTCTATTTCGTCATCATCAGCCAGCGCGCTTACCGAAATAACCGCAGGCGTGGCCGCTGTTACGCTTGTCTTCTCTGTATTGTCGATGGTAAGTTTTGTGGATAAAATTGTCGTTCCGTTTTTATTCACGTCCACGGTAAAAATTCCACCGTAGGGTCCGTTGGTCGCCTGTGCTGTTCCGAGGCTTGCCCTCACTTCTGTGAGAGTCATGGCGTAAGGCATTCTGAATTTGATCTTGTTCGTGCCAGTGTTTAGGATGGAGCTTTCGTCGGAGCATGCAAGTTGAACGACCTTCGGAGACGCAACACCTATAACCCATTCAAGCGTAGTACCCTTTACCCAAAATGTAAGGACATAATCCTTTCCTGTTCCAGCCGGAAGGGTATAGGTTGTGAATGTTACGTTTTGAGTCTTATGGGTGAATCCGGCAGGGAATGTAATCGTGATCGCCGAAGCGGTGCCTGTGGTTATTTTCAATGACCCCATTGCGCCATCCAGCACATTTCCGGAAGTAGCGAATGACAATGTTGTTGTGGCCGTTGCTGCTGCCCATGTTGCCATAGGAAACATCAATTTATTAAGCTCCCACGATACACTTGCGCCGTCGGTTAAAACTGTGGGGACGTTTATTAATTGTTCATAACGCAGCGCGTCACCCGATGCCGTTGCGGCGCCTAGACCAGTTATTTTGTTGGTGCCCATCGCAAGGGCTCCGGACATTAAATCTCCCGCCTTGTTCACTGGAACATAGGTCAGATTGGATTCAATACGAGCCCAGTTCGCCTGAGTATTGCCTGGCGTATCTACTTTTGCGAATATCCAATCTCCGGCCGTTACAACCTGTCCAGTAGGTAATGTTCCACCAACGGATATAACCCACGCGTCGGCTTTTAAAATGGCTCCTGCCGTTCCCGATCCACCGGAAGAAGGATATGCATTTACGCTAGCATCAAAGTCCCCACGAATCTCAAATAGTCCAACTAGGGCCGCCTGAACAAATGCGGTGGTAGCTAATTGCGTTGTGTTTGTTCCAAAAGAGGCGGTAGGCGCAGCGGGTGTGCCTGTAAATGTTGGGCTTGCCAAATTTGCCTTTAGTGCGGCAATCGCGTCAGCGTATGCCGTGGTGGCCAATTTCGTGCTATTATCTCCAGGTGATTGTGTTGGTGCGGTTGGATTTCCGGTAAGTGCAGGGCTGGCCAACGGAGCCTTTTCTGTATCCAGTTCATTTAGGGCCGTTTGAACATTGGTTGCTGCGATATTACCAGCGGCCACATTGGCAATCTGTGCCGCAGTATAATCATTTGTTACTGACACGACAGCACCAGCTCTTCCAAATACTGACGATACAGCACCACCGCCCCCGCCGCCAAGATCAGCAATATCTTGCGCAGTGCATTGTTTATTATCTCCATCCTGAACAATAGGCACCAACTCTGTTCCATCCAGCGGAAGGTCAGCGGTTGCCATTGCCGATATTTTCTCGTTTGCCATTTAAATGAATTTTGATAAGCCGTAAAGCAAAATTATTTCTATACCATCCTCATTTAAGTAGCTGAGTTCATGGTAATATTTTCCTAAGTCGAAGTTCATATCCGAAGCCGGCGCGTTCCACGTAATCACATTCCCCGAGTAAGTAAGCGTATCGCTATAAATCGCAGAAGTCCATTCTCGAACTATCTTTCCTTGTCGACGGTCGAGGATTCTAAAAATCAAACCTGTCGAACCAGATAAACTAATTGCGTCACCTTCAAAGTCAACGATAGTGAACATGGCATCAACCACCGCCTTGTTTGCGTAGTGAACCAAGTTCTGTTCTTGCCCTATGAAAGTCGTGTTATTCATTGGTGTTGATGGCTTTCATAATTCTGAACTGCGTGTCGTTGCAGCCGCCAATCGAAGTAACTGCGAATGAAAATTCCTGCTTGTTACAACTGCTGTATAGAGGGTATGCATTCGAATCGTTAGATTTGGCAGTACTCAAAAAATTCATCATGTCGAACTTGTAAAAATTCATCCGCTGCTGGATATTTTTTTCAAGTGCGTGCATGGAAATATCTTCGAGTATAGAGCTGTTATCATCGTTGAAACTTCTTATCCCTGTAGGGGTAGATGCTTGGTTAGCGAATATCAGGTGGTACAGATACGTTTGCCAGGCAAGATATTTTTTAACATAAGGATCGTATAGCGCCTGATTTGCTGCGGTGAATGAGCTCGGATTTGTGTTGTACTGCGAGAGCAATTCGTTATAGAAATCGATCCCCAGAATGTGACGTAGATTGTCCATAGCCATATCCAAAGGCACCTTGAGTTTCTTTTGCTCAATGTTCTCAGACAAACAGCAGGTTTCAGTGATGTAGGCTATAGAAATCATGGTACAAGTGCCTCCTCGGGCGTTACAAGCCAAATATCTACGTTATCATCGGTGAAGCTGAAGCCATCCTTTAATAGCTGGGCGGCTTGTTCATAGGTCAATTCTCCCGTGTTGAACTTGCGAACGATACGCTGCACCGCTTGCAATTGCCGGCCGGTCATGTTGCGCAGGCTTTCGTTAACTATCGGATCGGGGGCCGGATTACCGTTTTCGTCCAGCACTTGAGGGGCTTCCGGTATTTCATCCAACTCAATTGAAGAGAAATTTTTCTGGATGAACTTCCGTTTCTCGGTACTCGAAAGCGTTTGCCACACCAACGGATCTATAACTACGGGAACAGTGATCGGATTGTAATTAACGATCTCTACTTTATCGTCTTTCTTCATCTTAAATCCGGGAACTTCCAGGTTAGGCAAAAGAACCTCATTGTAGAATTGCTCAAGCCTGCGGCGATCCTCCACGGTATTTGATTGCATCATTTCAACCGCCTTTTGCATTTCGTTGCCATCTCCGCCCAGGCTAACACCTTCCGAGATATTTGCCAGGATGCCGGGGACCTTGGTGGCGATCGTAATGTTTTTGGTCGTTAGGTCTTGTAGTGTTTCGAAAAGGTCAGCGTTTGTCGTAGATTGGAAGGGCTCAACCTTGGGGGTCTGATCCTGTTTCATGGCCCACTGAACCATCACGGTCCCGGCTTTTTTAGAGCCGGAGAACATTTTGGCCATCTGCTCATCATATTCCTGCCCTACAGTTTTAGTCGAACGCTTTTTCTTAACACCCGCACCATCGGTGTATTCTTGCTGAAATTCTGGGTTTTGTGACCATGCATTAGGATCACCTATCATAGTGATCAGCACGCTTTGAAAGAACCCATTATCCAGGTTTTCGGCGTGTGCCTCCTGGACTTTGGCGTCTACATACATCCACTTACGCGCGCTCCAATAGTCCGGAACCGGATAGAATCGGAACAACGGGCGTACCTCGCCATAGAAATACACTTGGCCTAAAAACTTCGTGCCCTTGGACTTTATCTGCTTGTCCAGCGTTTCGGTATTATAAAGGGGATAGGTAGTGGTGAAGTCAGATTTGTATTCTGTGGTGCCGAAATAGGGGTTGTACTTAATTTCGGTGATCTCTGTGGCCAAATCCTCCTCCGGTTTAACGAATCGCAAGTTCTCAATAGGCATTTGATAGGCGTTGGTAATTTTGCCGTTGCCGCCGTATTTGAAGTTCACAGCATAACCCCTGAACAGGGCAAGCGTGTCACAAAGAGCGCAGTGCAGGTCCCACAACGTCTGCCCGCGCTTGTTGATCTTGATTTTCATCAGATCTTTGTTCGAGAACGAATCCCCCTTGATGAATTTTGCGGTGGTGTTAATGCATGAGGTGGCCGCCGGGCTTGAGCCTACCGTTTCAGCCAGGACCAAGGGGAAGTTGTTGTGTTCACCCCAAATGATTGTGTTTTCGGCGAAATCCTCCTGTTTTCGTGTGGAGATTTCCCGGTCTAAGTCCTGAGGCTCAGGTTTTGACCGGCTATATGCGGTGGGAAAAGGCGATGTGTACTCTTTTTTTTTGGTAGGCTTTCTCACATCGATAAAGTTAGGCCATTGGCTGGCATAACTTTTACGCTAGTGGCTAAAGTGGTCACCACTTTCCAGCATCACAGGAGTATGATTTTACCCTGGTAATCGTGGCGATCGGGCACCCGCACCGACCACATACAAGCCACTTCCTGAATTCACATGGTTTGCATATGGCCCGGCGCTCTTTACCTGCCTGTGATCCAGTGATCAGGAGCCACCATCCTGTAAAAATCTGGGATATTCTTCGCATTTGGCCAGCATTTTATTGAAATGGTCTATCTGTTCTTGCTCAGGAAGGCTATAGGTATGCCCCAGGTTCCACCGTTTATTGATGTCGGATAGCCTGGACTTGTAAAGTCGATGTCTTTCCAGGACTCGTTCTATGCCGCCTACGTATTTGTAGTGCAGTACGTCCATAGTTACCGGACTATAAACCACGTCGCCGGTCGGTCTGCACTCGTGGCACCCATAGATGTACCCGATTTCTTTGAGCCGGCGCGGGCTGAAGATGATTCGTTTGGAGTAGTTGTCGTCGAGGACGCACGTTTTTACCTCTGAAAAACTGTGGATCGGTAGGTTTTTGGAGTAAAAGCTGTACCCTTGGGTGGGGAATATGCTGCCTTTTTCCTCTGAAAGGACGTGCTTTATTTCCGGGTGCCATAATATCTCGTCGGCATCGCACACGATAACCCAATCGGCCTTTGATTCCTTCCATGCATGGTTTTTAACGGTAAGGTAATCTGCGTCCGAAAGAATACCAGGTGTGCCGAACTTGCGTACTTCGCAGCCCATTCGCTGGGCTAAAAGCGCTGTATCGTCGGTACTGTGGTTGTCAAATACGATTACTTTCGTACAAAACTGTTTGTAGTGCTCTATGGTTAGATCGAGCATTAAAGATTCATTGAATGCGATCAGGTAAAGCTCGCAGGTCATTGCTTTTTAATGTAAAGCGCATCGCCCCAGCCGGTATTGCCACACCATTTTGTTTCTACTCGCTTGAACCCGTAGCCGAGTAAATACAGGTCCAGATCTTCAACAAGTGGGCAGCCTTCGTAAAGGTGCTGTTTGTTTACTTCGAGGTAGGCCCAGTTGAATTGTTTTAGAACGTCTCCCATGCCTCTTAGCGCTTTCAATTCTGCGCCCTGTAGATCGATATTCAAGAAATCATAACCGGCCCAGCATGTACGGAATTGATCTATGCGCCGCATTTTTAAAACTATATCCTTGACATAGTTTACTTCCGGGTGCGCTATCTTATGAGTGCCAAGCTCCAAAATTGAACTACTTTGCCCGGCATTATTCGAGATGTGGAAATTTAATTCCAATCCCTCAACATCGCCAATCAACGCCTGGGTAACTCTATGGTCATCGTATCTGTCCTGTGTGTTTATTCTTAACTGTGGTATAAGATCAGGATTCGCCTCGATCCACCATACACTCTTTATTCCCAACTCATCATAAACCGGGGCCTCTTCGCCAACATTGGCTCCAATATGGAGTACACCTTGGGGCTTGATGTTGTATTTTGGGAATAGTTGTCGGAAGTCTATCAGCATAGTTTCTGAAAGTAAAATGAAGCGTCTTCGTCTTTTCGTTCTGGAATTATCTTTATGAATGAACTTCCTCCTGGATACTGACTTATGACAAACTCATCAGCCGCCTGCTTAACACCATAATCTGAATTTAGATAGTCGTGGCCTGAAACAAAGCCTCCCTTCTTAACCTTCGGGAACCATGCCTTTAAATCGTTCATAACACATTCGTAAGAATGGCAGGCATCGATGTATACCAGATCAAAGAAATCGTCAGGGCAGCGAGCGGCCATGCCTACAGAAGGCCCTCGTAGTATCTTCACCTCCGGTTTGTCTCCCATGTTTTTGAACACATTATTGTAATTATCGTTGTGCCATTTTTGTGGACTGCCAGCATCGCCGGGGAATTCATTGTGCGATTCCCAAAGATCAACGAGGTACAGACGAGACACGCCCCATCGGTAAATGTCCATAGAGAACAGCCCCTCTGCAACTCCGACTTCCACCACCGCAGGGCGCGCTGGAAGAAGTTTATAAAGATCGGTGCGGGTTTTTATTTCCATACAAAAGTTGTTGGGTCGAAGTCTTCTTTCCTGTCTTGGAACCAGTAGCGCGAATTCTCCTCTGTTCCGTTCAATCGCGAGAACCCTGAAAATTTTGTAATACCGGTTCCGATGTCTGATTGATTATCCATCTGCTTCACGCATCCAGGCACGTAGGCAAAGCATTTCAACTGCGGCTGAAGCTTTATGAAAAGCCAATCGATGCCGATCGATTCGTGCAAATTCGCATCGAGTAACCCAAGAATCTTTTCGATGCTGTGGTAATTCACGATGTAAGCAAAGGTAGAGAAAGCGCCAAACGTCCTAACTACCCTCAAGTCGTTTGTGGGCTCGCAATCCCTACCTAAGTGAGCGCTGCAATCAGGCTTCATTTTAGATGGTCCATTCGGATGCCAGAAGGCCGGCGAATGCCAAGTTCCTCCTAGCCAAAAAATGTCCCATTCATTGACACCTACAAACTCCCTGATATGATCCATTCGTTCTTGAAAGTCTGAACAAAAAACAAGGTCATCCTCCATTACAAAGGCCGATCGCTGCACCAATGCTGCATGGCGCATTACATTGACCTGTGAGAAATGGCATCCTATTGCACCAGGCGTTCGGTTTCTCATAACTTCAACACCTGGGCGATATTCAAGCGGCGTACCCTGGGCCCTTATGCCACGGAAACGATCTGCATCGATACCAACCCGAGCCAATTCGCGCTCCATGTGATGTCGACGGTCTGTACGATGATCAAGGTTGATATATGCATTGTAAGTCAGCATGGTATTACTTCCCCTTTCTTTATCCTCCAAATTCCTAATCCTTTTTCGGTTCCTGTGATCGTGGCTGCCGGAATTACTTCGTCGACCGCCTGCTTTACGCCGATGCCTTCTTTGTCATTGTAGTCATGTCCTGCCAAATAGAACCCGTGCATTACTTTGTGGTGCCAAAGGCGGATGTCCGCTTTTGTTTCTTCATACCGATGCGAAGCGTCGATAAAAATGTGGTGCGCCCAGTTATCCGGGAATTTGCAGGAGGCATTCAAAGAATCAAGTGTAATCAAACGGATCTGATCTGAAAGGCCGCTGCGCATTATATTATCCAGGAGCGTGTTTTGTTGCTCATATCGGCCGTAATCCATGTTCTCAACTATTATAAGTTGGAACTTCTTTTTCCGGTTCGATAGGGATTCGGCAAGATAAATAGCAGAGTGTCCGTCAGCGGCTCCGACCTCGATCACACGGCAATCATAAGGCATTTTATCAGCCACCCAATCATAGTAGCTGTGGAAGTCGCACATAGTGCCCGGAATGGCTTTATAGGTTTCTCTCATATTCTTGTTTGATCCATTTAAAAGTTCTACTGAGGCCTTCGTAAAGCGTGTATCTCGGTGCCCAGCCTAGCACGTCCATAATCAAATCGTTATTTGAATTGCGCCCCATCACGCCTACCGGACCGTCGATGTTTTTTATTTTTAGGTCCTTGCCTGAAATATGAATAGCAATTTCTGCCAGGGCATTGATAGATATAAGTTCCTCGCTGCCGATGTTGATGGGTTCACGATGATCTGAAGCCATGAGCGCTTGCACCGCGTCGATGCAATCATCGATGTAAAGAAAGCTCCGGGTCTGCTGGCCTGAACCCCAAATCTCCACTACAGAGTCGGATTCCAACACCTTCCTGCAAACAGCCGCCGGAGCCTTTTCTTTTCCACCATACCAAGTTCCTTCGGGGCCATAGATATTATGGAATCTTGCTATTCGAATGTCTATTCTATCTTTGGCGGCCTGGTGTAGTTGTTCACTAAATAGCTTCTGCCATCCATAAACCAGGTCCGGGAAAGCCGGGTAAGCATGGTGTTCGGCCAGTGAAACGCCATCCGTTTTCTCCTGTAATTTCTGGTTGTACACACAAGCTGAAGAACTGTAGAAGATTTTCTTCACGCCGAATTTAATCGCGTTCTCAAGCGTGTTGATTACCACCTGAGAACTACCTACCATCACATCGTAAGAATGCTCCGGGTTACCGATATACCCCATGCCGCCCATGAGACAAGCGAGGGAATATACTTCGTCAAAATTGTGAGCGCCGAACACTTTAAACGCGCTGTATTCGTTTCGAAGATCGCACTGTATGAATTCATCGGGGATATTGTATTTTGGCATTTCAAGATCGACACCGACGACAAAGTGGCCTTGGTCCTTCAGTCGTTTTACTAAATGTCCCCCAATAAATCCTGACGAACCAGTTACAAGTATTCTTTTCATCGAAGTGCTTTTAGTTTTTCTACAAGTTCATTATAAAGATTTCCTGTCTTGCGGTGATGCTCTTTGTAGTGTGATCCATCATGTACACGGTGTTCGTACTGAAGTCCAGGGGTTACGTAAATTCCGTTTCCTTTGGCCAGCCAGTTGTAGTTTTGAAGCAGGCTGTCAGCGGTCCAAGGCTCCGGCCGGTCTTCGAAGGTTCGCAAATACTCTTCACGGTTGACAAAATAGTTCATCGCATTTAACATCGTGGTGAAGGTTTGATCGCCAGCAAACTTATTAACATTGTGAGCCCATATTAATTCATCACTGTATTTCCTAAAGTCGAAATGCGGCTTAGCAAATTCTGGCTGGAGTAAAACTTTGGGGTCCCACATCGGTTGCAGATTCCAGATGGTGTCAATATATTCTTTAGTGAGTTCGTTGTCGCTATCGAATATAATGCACCACTGACCAGTTGACACATGGATAGCTTCCCTTTTATTTCGGTAACATCCAAGGTTATGTTTATTTCTATAGAGTCTGATTTTATCATTGTCAGGAATTTTAATTCTTATTTCATCCCAAATCTTTGTTTCGCTGCAATCATCAAGTATTACTATCTCCGAAATCCTTTCGTCATCAATCACCTGGGCGAATGATTCGTAAAGAAGTTGTGTGCGGTTGTATGTGGGAATGCAAAGTGATATCATCGCCATTTAATTTGAGTCCATGAAGGCGGAAGTAAGTCTACACAGTCTTGTTTCACTCCTGACTCAAGGCCGAACCATTGACCTCGTTCACAAGACGGCGTGATTACTTGTCTGTTCTGATTCCATCCAAGGTATGCAGCCCACCACGAAAAAGTTGAGTTTGCAATAATATGATCCGAGCACGACGACATTTTGCTAATAGCCTCAAATTCGTTTCTCTCTTCGACAAAGACAACATTGTCAGGAGCGCCAAGGTTAATCCTGCACCACTCAATATCATCGCTAAATATGGCGAATCGTCTTCCGGGGAAATAGGACATTGCGAGTATGAGATAAGCCATATCCACAGGAGGAAATGAATTAGCATGCTGCACATAATCACCACGGCGGACGTGAATAGATACCTTGTCGTTGTACTCATTGTATCGATTTAATTTGAAGGCTTGCTTTACTTCATCTTCGGCGTTTTGAAAATACTTCCACGATTGCCAGAATCCGAATAGCGTAACGTCGGGACCTTGGTCTGGTATTTCGTGATAGTTAAACCAATCATGATCGTGCCCCGGCTGATGTTCTAAGTATCGTCTATGTCGGTCATTGCATCGAGGCAACTTAGGAAAGTGCGTGAGTATCGTTGATTCGCGCTGATCATTTGGAACGCCCCATTGGTAGCCGTATTTTTTTGCGTATCCGATGCATGCCGCCACCTGAAACATTGAATTACCCAGACGACCGATGAAGTGAGTTGTTACCATTATAGACTTATTACTTTAAATCCTTTTCGATCGATCCAAATAGAAAACAATCTCTCCAAAACGAACGGCGCGATAGTCCACGGGTGTCCCAACTTTTCGATAACCAATGCGGTTTCTTCTGCTGACTTCCTTTTTGTGTATCCGCCATCCTGATGAAATACAGGTCTGTCCTTCATGAACTCCATGCAAGGAATCAAACAATTGCTAACATAATCCTGATATATTTCGCGGCGTGCAATGAAATGGTTTTCGTATATCGCATACGTTACTTCGTCTCTGAACCTGATGAAATGTTTTAGTTCTTTGATGGCCTCAGCCCATGGTTGCCCGTGCCAGTTCAATGCCATGCGCAAAGGCTCATGCGTGGCGCTGTAAGGCGTAAGGATGGCGATGTCGAATTCAGTTCCTAGTATTTTATCAGGAGTCAAAGTCTTATCTAGCAAACGAAGACGCGTCTGTCTTTTCTCATGAAGCCTCCAAGAACAAATAGAGATCAGGTCCTCATCGAATGTAGGAACCAACCTGGCAATAATTTCATTCTCGAAATAATCGGTAAGCGTTTCGTTTTTGTGTGGCCTGGCAAACGGATATAGCTTATCCAGTTGGTCGTCTTTGTAGTATATTTGGGTGAAGTTCAGCGTCATACCGAAAATCCGGTTTTTATTTCAGGGACAATCTTCAATCTATCCTCCATAAACCAAACCTCATTCGGATTGCCATCCTTTAATGTGGTAGATATTATCTCATAATTTATCCCATAAGAACGCAATAGGCAGCCATTTACTATCCCCTGAAATCCGGTTATAGTGTCAATTACATGATCACCCAGTTGAAATTTAAATTCAGTCATTGCAGTAGCCACTCTTTAACCATTGTGAAGCACTTCGGGCAGTTCATTTTAAGTTTCATGCCGGTAGCATCTCTATGCATCTGAAAGGCCAATTTCCACCCCGAAGTTTTCCCGAAAGTATTAAACTCACGGCTCGCGCGCATGTGATTTAAAAGCTCCTCTTTAGTCTTGATGTCCAGTTTCATAGATCAACATGGGGCATGTTTCACAAAGCCTTTTGACTTTAACGATCTTGCCGGACTTTATCCAGCGGTAAATCGTAAACCGGGATTTCCCGACAGACTTTGCGTATTCGGCTACCGTCTGCATAAACCAAATGTAAAAAGAAAATGCAACAGTTGTTTCATGATGGGGTAAAAAAATGTCCCGGCTATCAGCTCGGGACAGATTTAGGTTATATTTCTCTGGATTCCAGGTAGGCCAGCGTTGCCGATGCTCCGCCGCCAAGCATGAAGCGAAGCGGTTTGGTGCGCTCAGTGCCAACGAGTGTCACCGAATCGGTTGTATCTGAGTCGCCTGTTTGGCCGGTGTTCTGGACGTCCGCGGTAGAGCTGAGGCCCTTGCCGGCGCCGAGTATGAAGAACTTGCTATTGTTGTCCTGGTACACGATGAAAATATCGTTGCCAAGGTTCAAGTTCTGTAGCGTCACGTCATCGGCTGTTGAGTCCGCGAGGACTTTGATAACAGCCGTATGAGTGTACGATTTGTTTCCTCCGGCGGATACCACCAGTTCGGATCCAAACGTATGCTGGAACTTCTGCCCGTCGAACCTGTAAAGACCCCCGTAAGCACCAAAATCAATGGTGTTCAGGTCTGCCGATTGAGTGAGCGAGAACTGCGTATCCAGGTCGGACAAATATCCAACCCAGAACGTTTGATCCGCGCCGCCAACCCTGAGCAGGTCAGTACAGTTGTTGTCGATACCTTGCGTTATTTTGCAGGCCATAGCTTAGTAGGCGATAGTTTGGAAATCGCAATGCAGGTAGTTGTATCCGAATTTCATGTCGGATTCATAGTAGAACTTGCGATCTTTGCGCTCGTACCAACCTTCAATTTTGTTCAGGTCTGCCGCGTTCTCAACACCCAGGATATGGTTTTCCTTTACGGTCAACAAGATCAGGTGGCGTGTGGTGGCGAACAGCGGGTTGTCAGACTCGGTCAAGAACTGATCCCACAGATCAACTGGTTTAATCGGGATGCCTTTATAGGTCAGTGTCGAAAGTCCTTTGGTAAGGTTTTCGAACTGAGCCTCGGTTACTGCCCCAGATCCGATCAGCGAGTTATAGTAGTTCTCCCAGATCGACCGGGTCACCCAAAATACTTTGTCAGGTCGGTTTCTCAGCAGGATGTTGGAGTTTGCATACACAGCTTCCAGGGCCGTCAATGCGGCGCCAGCGGCTAGCGTACCAGTTCCGAGGGCCGTTCCAGCGCGAACAACGCAATAGTTTGAACCTCCCGAAGAATCAATCAGACGATCCCACAGACCGTCAAATTGGTTGTAGTCGTCGTCAGAAGAGTTTCCGGCAGCGAATGACACGCGGCGGAACACGTCGCGGCGCAAGGCATCGGAAAGGATCTTATCGATGATCGTGTTGATCGGGGTGCTGGAGGGATCGAAAGAACGGTTACCAGTTTTCAGCCACTCCTGAGCCAAAAGATTGTATTGGCCGGTGAGCTGCTTGGTGAAGTCATCTTTGCACCAAGATTCAGAAACCTGGAATTCCTTTGTATAAACTGCCACATCTCCGATGGTATCGCGGTTTCCGTTGAATGTCCGATCGCATCCTGTATAGGGCTTCAAAATCTTGTTCAGCGGATTCAAAAGGTTATACCGCTTCATGAACTTGATGTCCTGGTCGATTGTGAAAATATCAGCCAGGGCCGGGCTTTCAAGGGTAGGCTTGTAGAAAATATCCGTTGTCAGGATGCCGGGCCAGGTATACGTGAACGCTGTTTCCAAGATGGAAATCATGTTCGGGCCCGCGCTAGCACTTACATACTTGCGTACTTCAGATTCGGGATAGTATTGGCGGATCCACGGCATCGCCTCAAGGATGAATTGCGTGGTCGCTTCTTTCTGTTTCGCGGCGTTGGGACCCATAGCCATAGGTGATTTATTTGGAATGAGGCCCAAGGAAGGCGGGGCTTCATCGCCTACGGTCTTTTTCTCTTCTTCTTCGAGTTCTTTTTTGATGTCTTCCAACGTTTTGGCCTGGGCCGTAACTTTGGATTCAATCTCTGCTTTTGCAGTGTTTGAGGCGGCCAATGCAGCTTCAAGTTCGGCGATCCGCTTTTGCTCGGCGCTTTGAACCGGAACCGCAGGGGGAACAACCAAAGGGGCGACAGGTGGTGTGGGCGCGGCAGCAGCTACGGCGCGAACTTCAGTGACGACACCAGCGGCGCAAACCAGTACACGGCCGTCTTCAAGCGGATATTCACCGTTTGCTGGCTGGCCGTCTACCATTGCTGTTTTACCGACGAACTCGCCATCGGTAGAGTCGATGGATACTGTTTTGCCGTCAGTGGTTTTTAGATCTATTGCAGATGGTCCGCCGGTAATAATTTCGGCGACCATACTGAGAAGTTTTTTGGCTACGTTTTTTTCCATGTTTTTTCGTTTTCCGATTGCTACGGCCTTCATGTAATTTCCAAGAACCTTGTCTACAAACCCCATCTGTTTGGCCTGCGTGGCGTTCAGCGTGGTGGTTTTCTTCATCATCTCACGAATTTGATCTTCTGGCAATTTGGTTTTAGCCGCATAAGCGGCGACCATGTCGGTTTCAATGTTTCTGAGTTCACTGGCTCCCTGGATGAACTGGTCAGCGGTGCCTTGCAATTCTGATGAGGGGTTGTGAATCATAAATACCGATGGATCGCAAATTTCAATTTCAGTGCCAGCGAGGGCAATGAAAGTAGCCATTGACTGCGCTTCGCCTTCAATAATGGTCTTTATAGGTTTTCCGGAGAGTTTTAAAGCGTGGTAGATGTTGTATCCCGCATAGACGGAGCCGCCCGGGGATTGAATGTGAACGGTGATAGATGGAGAGTCTTTGTACTCCTGCAGCTTGGCTTTAACATTTGCCAGCGTATCCGGGGTAATTACATCGTCGATGAAAATATGACCTTCCATGACAATAAAACTACGGAAGAACAAGGCCAATTACGTTCGGTGGTGACCGTTCCGGACACTATTTTCTATAATCTGCCTTGATTCTGAATACCTCCCGTCGGCAAATGTTGTGCTTGATGGCGATCTGTGAAGCTGACTTCCCGGCTTCAATGTCCTTCAAAACATCGTACTCCTTGAGTACCGTTTTCTGTGCCTTCGCGCTTATCATACGAGCAACGAAATCGCGGCTGAACTTTGTGATTTCGAATTTCATGGGTTTAACCTTGCTAAGTTCTGTTTAACTGTTACCTGCTTAGACACACGGCTGTATTGCTTCACCGACAAAACAGGTGCAGGCATATTCTTTATCGCGTTGGATATAGCTATCGACTGATCTTGCGTGGAAGTAGCGGCAGAAGTAACCAATCCCCCCTCAGCGTATCCATTCAACCTCATGCGTTCCAATGCCTGGATGTGTGGCTGGGCAGCCGGGGCGTTTACAATGTGCTTAGGTGCCACGTATTCATCAGCGTGTACCACGCCGGCAACCTGGTATTTATCGCCTGGTCCAGTCCATCCGCCAGTATAAAATTGAACCCCATTTATCGCTGCCAGCGACCCCGCCGTTCTGAGTGCGGCGGTAGCAACATAGGTAGCGGCAAGGAACGGACTCGCTACGGTAGGGGGCGTGAATGCGGCCTCATATGCCTTTTGTCCTGTGCTGATGCCCGAAATTAAAACCTGAGCACTGGCCAGGGTCTTATAAAGAGCCCCTTGGCGATTTGCCAATGTGGAGGCCGCGCCAAGCAATCCAGCGACCGCATCCATTTCGTTTTGCATGATCACCCGATTCAGTTCTTCTTTGGATTGAACCGCCTGCTTGCGGGATTCTACTGTCTTTTTATCCAGCTCTTCATTTGACTTCTGGATGTCGTCATTTAGCTTTTGGGTGGAGTCAACTTCAATTTGTTTTTGCCGGATCAACTCCTGAGTGCGCTGCGCTGCCGCCGTTTCTTCTGGGGATTCTGGTTTAACTTCAGGACGCTTGGGGGCTATGCGATCACTCACCGCGCCCGCAGGGATTCCGAGACGCTGGTTGGCCCGGGCTACGCCAGCAGTTAATTCAGCTTCCTCACGGATCAGCTTGTTCAGATTGCGTTGGGCCGTGACGTTCTCGGTCAGTTTGCCCGTTATTTCTTCCTGGGCATCGCTTATTTCTGCGTTTGCCCTGGCTATTTCGGCGCGGATCTCAGGACTTGGGGTAAGCTTATTGATGAGATCTAATTGCTCGATGATCTGTTTTTGATTCGCAATTCTGACGGCAAGGTTGGCGTTAAGGTTTTGCTCTACACCTTTCGTGGCCTCGAGCCTGGCCTGTAGATCGACCTCCTCATTGTCGCGGATCCGTCTAAAGTCCTCGGCTTGCTTTTCAAACAGCTTCCGTTTTGTCTGCACATCAATCGCGACGATGTCCAGCTCCTTCAGGGCATTCTTTGCGCTTGCCACCAGTTCAGCCTGCACCGCGCTGGACAGTCCAAACACGGCCGCATTGAATATTGTGGCCAGCTTTGACAGAATCCCCCCTCCTTCTTTTGCGGTGCCACCAGACAAAGAATCTATGAAATCACCGAATTCGTTTCGCGCAATTGTAAATGAAGCCGAAAGTTTATCTGTAGCGAACTGAAAATCTTTAGCACCGGCCGCGCTGGACACATAAAGGGCACTGAGTCCACTCAAAACACCTACTGCGGCGCCTACAGGGTTAATAAATTGTGTAAGCTTTGTGCCTAAACCCTCAACAGAAACTCCGGCGACCTCTGTTTTCTTGGCTTGATCTGCAAGTTTTTCGCCGAAACCACCGCTTGCCGTGGTGGCCTGTTTCAAAGCCTCGGGGTAGTTACCAATCTGATCTTTGAACAACCCAGCAGACTTTGAGGTCTTGGTGATCTGAGCATTTAAGTCAGCCAGTTCTTTCTCCAGTTGTTCGGCGCGTTTGGCTCCATCGACAGTCTTCCGGTTTAAGTTGTCGTACTCCTGAGTGAGTTTTGATACCTGAAGTTTTAAAGCATTGCGCGAATTACTATTGGTATTTATCGCCTTGGTTAAATTACCGTATGTCGTCTGTTCGGTCTTCAGTCTTTTTTCAAGCTGCACCGATTCTGAGGCGTATTGATCTATCCCAACAGTGCCTTTTTTGAACTCTGCATTCAGTTCGGCCTGCTCCTGCTTGATTTCTAGGATTGATTTTTTAAGCGCTGCCGCTTCTTTCAAGGCGTCACCCTGATCAATGGTGAATTCTAAAATAACTTCTTCTTTCTCGGCTGCCATTTACGGGAGTTTTATAAGTTCGACAGTGGCTTCAATGCTTGAGTTCTCATACCCGGTAATCCGGTTAGCGTAGTACAGGTTAGACGTCTCCAGGGCCTTGATAGTGATCGGCCGAAGAAAATCCATATCAAGGAAAGTCTTGTTGGGCAAATTCGCCTGGGTGAATAACTTCACCGGGTCATTCAGGATCTTTCCGGGCACATTCCAATACGAATCGATGAGCGTCCTCTGATATTGAAGTGGGCTAGTGATAGCGCCGAAGCTAAGGGATTGTTTGTAGGAAGTGTTTATCGGCCGGCCCGTTTGCAACAGATTGAAAAACGCCAGGCTGAATTCCGTTTGGTCGAAGTCATCAAAGCGAACGTTATTGAACCCGCTGAAATTAGTCACCAGGTAGAAAGGAATGTTCACCATCAAATAAACATCATCCGTGTCGGCGTAAGTAGGTAGCAATCGCGTTATCGTGGCCGTTGCGTCCGTATCAAAAGGCAGCCCATAAACTTCTATGTATCCAGAACCAAGATTGTCTATCACCCAATCACCGTTGTATATTGGGTTTGTGCTTTCGCTTATTCTAACCAAATCCTTATCTAAGAAAATGTTTGTAGGTATGGCAAAGCGAGCCCATGTGGCAACTTGTGATACACTGGTGACCTGGACGCTTTCTTGTTCCTCAGCTTCCGTTAGATTAAGCCGCTCCATGCTCATATCGAAAGCAGGATTAATGTAACCTATTGGGTTACTGAAATCACTTTCAACCAGCGTTTCAGAATCAGAAAGAAAATCGTTATCAACATCGATGGACCCTTGTGCATACTTGAAAAAGTTCTGCACGTTGTAATCTCTCAGATCGTCGAAGTCAACCTCATTGTATCCAAGTAAATTACGCTTGCCATAGTCCGAAATGAAATCGGTGTAGTCTACCTCCACATCGGAAATGAACTCTGAAAGATCAATAGGCTCTTTGCTTTTTATCTTGTCGAAGAAATTGAAAGTTAGCGTCTGTGTGATATTGTCAAAATGAGTAATGACATTGAACAGCCGAAGAATGTTTGAAACGTATTGTTGCTGTGTCCACTTCCGAGGTATGGCCGCGTTACCGAAGACCTTATAAATGTAAGTGGGTGTTACTTTCATCCACCCGCGCAAGACATCGTTCTGTGTTGAACCTGTGCTTTGTTGCCACTCCCCGTAAAGCTCCAGCACATCCCCAGCGTCCAAATCAATCACCCGATCAAGCGTGAAATTGTCCTGATCACCCGGAGTAGCTGAGTTGTATAGCCCGCCTGCTGGTAAACCTATGTCCACAAATCCAGGATAAGCGCCGTTTATGTAAATATAAATCCGTTCATTGTAAGACGCGTCGACAATCTGTGGTACGAAGGAAGCTTCCAGGTGCACACGCATCTTAACCGGAGCAACATAACGGCTACCGGGTAAGTCGAATGGATTGTTTGACCCATCGTAATAAGGGTAGTTGAAGTCGTTCTGGAAAGTGAGTTTATATCTAACATTCTCTCCAGGTCTGGAGGTAGTTGTTGTTTTTTGAATGTATGAAGAGTTTGCGTCGATTTCATCTTGGCTTTTATTATTTGATTGCGTGATCATGGAGTTGTACAGCGGGTCATCCAACAGTTCTCCTTGAATCTTAATGCTGTGATGCTGGAAGATTCTTTTGAATACCGTCTTCACATAAATACCGGCAACGAAGTCCTCAACTTTGATCTGTCTATACTTCCTGCGGATCAATAAACCGTTATCAACGATCGGAAATACTATCCCGCTTGCCGCGGCTCGGTAAACCAGGATATTAGAAATGGTCTGGTCTACATCGAGATCGGAGAAATCAATATCAGACATCGGCCCCGAAAGAAGCCCGAACCAATTACTATTCCCTGAGAAAAACGAACAGCTTATAATCATTCCAACGACCCGCTCAATCCTTAAAAAGCCATCGTAAACCTTCTGGCCATCGTCGTTTATGAGCTCACATGCGATCTGTTGATAGACCAATTTCGAAGCATTGTCGGCAAGCGGAAACCCAAGCACTCGCCTGTTATGATTGGTGTCATCCAGTTCAAAGTCATAGCTGAAGTCCCCATCAGTTTCGGAGATGTTTTCAAACGGCTTCGCCTGGCGCTCGATCTCTATCGGGTCATTAAATTCCAGGAACTCGCCATTTGCTTTTATCATCATACCGATTGCGATGGTATTGGGTCCGTGTACGAAATGCTAAACTCTAAAATGTATTGCTTGTCACCTTCGTCATATTTCTTGAACGAGTCAGTATCCACGATTACCGTTCGCCTGTCGGTGCGGGAGTAGATAATCTGAACGCAGGGAGAAGTTTTGATGTAGGCCAGCGCGTTCAACTGTTCCAATGTGATAAGCTGAGATCGCACAACAATCCTATTCCGTGAATTACGGAAGGTCTGTTTGCGAATAGTGTCCCCGGTGATTCCGTAAGAAGCTGGCCACTCCGGGAACATATTAATATCCACAGTACGCGAATCTTCGATGTCGACATCGTATTCCTTCTGCGCAGTGAATAGAAAGTACTCAAACCCACCCAGGTAGTTAAGCCACGATATGTAAAGTTCTACTATCATTCCAGTTCGATTACGCCGCTGCTGTCTTCCAATTCAATAAACTCGCCACCTTCCAATTCAACAAATCCTCCCGATATTATCGAGGCTGGAATGTCACATGAACCTTCGATGTCAATGCAAAGGGTCTCTGTGATTTGGCCACCGTATCCGTTACTCACCCAAATACAATATTGGTCATATCCGGATTCTATTTCGAGCGGAGCCCGAATAACTCCTATACCTGGAGCTGACAATGTGTTTTCCTGTGTCGCGATGACGTCGCCTGCCAATTTCTTCTCTATTGAAATGATTAAGTCTCCCTCGAATTGATTCAGAAAGCTGATGTCAAAGAACCTATTCACAAAAGTGGTAGGCTGGTTTTGAAGGACAAGGAACTTAGCTAATGATGTAGGCGCATACAAGTATTCATTGAGCGCCGAAACGTTTATATTCTTGAACGGAAGCTTGGCGTTTACCGCTATCCCTGTGAATGAGTCTCGTATCCCGGTAGTCGATGAAGGAACCGAAGGCGTTAAATCAGTGAATGAATCGATAGTCACGACTGGATCATCCAATGCACCTATAGCCCCGGGGTAAAGAACCCTCACGCCAAGGCGAGCAGCACCAACAGGGCACACAAACTCGAACGTATCGCTAACCACTCCTCCAGAAGATGGCGGATTCAGAACCTTTTCCGCTAATGTGGTAATGGCTACATCAGCAACGATAACGTGTATTTCACAAGTTACTGGGAATGTCATGCCACTATATGTGAACTGAAAGGCATATTTGTAAGTCTGCCCAGCCTCAAATGAAACACTTGTGGCCCCCAAGAAATCGCCCTGGCTTGGTCCAAGATCAGGTCCGTGCGCGGTGTTGAATGGATTTGATCCTCCTGTCCACAACCATCCTCCAGCCACAATAGCACCCCACATATTCAGCGGCACCAGCGTGAATGGCACGAATCCAGGCGTGTCCTTCCCGAAATACTCGGTCGTGATCTCTGTTCCGTCCGACACATCCCAGCTTTCAAAGTAGGATATGTAGAACGAGTTCCAAAAGTCTATGTTGTTTGGTAGTGTGTCGAGGGTGAGTTTGTTTCGGGTGGTGATGTAGCTTTTGATCAGCTCTGATATGGAGAACTTCACCCGGTTGTTAGCATCGGGCACGAATTTCAGTTCAGCCGCAATCTCAATAGGCTTGTAACTTTCCCAGGCGTGCCCAGACGGCAGTCCGCACCAGACATTAATGTGAACGGCGTAATTATTGTACCATGTGCTGACCAATACCCCTGAAGTGACGAATGAGGCGTCATAAGCCAAATTAAGGACTATTGAGTAGTTATTTATTACCCTGAGTATCTGGTAGGTTTCACGTGAAACGCCGTCCTCAAGCTGAACAAACGATAATGCGGTGGGGTCTGGTAGCTGGACGGCGAGGTTCAACCGCATGTATCCTGCCTCGTTGGCCGTGCTGGTTATCATTCGCGGGGTGTAATCGTCCTGGACCTGGTTGTTCGGGTATCGATCGGATTCAAGCTCGTAAACGATGGGAAGATGTGCGCACTGCCAGCCGTGATCCAATAGTGAATATCGGTAGGCAATCACATCACCCGAGCCGTTTATATAGGCAATATCGTCGCCTCCGGGTGAGTTCTTTAGCCTGAATTGAGTGGCATTGATCAGGGATACAAACCGGATGCCGTTGTAAGAATCGAAGTTTGAACGTATAAATACGGCCTGGTCTTCGGTTAGCCCATGCGCTGATGGGGTGGTTACTCGGATTGTTGAAAAGTAGTTGGATAGCGTTCCAGGCGAATCGGTGTCGGTTAACTTAAACTGCTTGGGTTGTTTCAGTACTTGAAGCGCCATTTACAATGTCTTTGACTATAAAACCGATCAAATCCTTTTTGACAGCCTGGGTCAATTCGGCTATTAATTTCGTAATTGTTGGGGAATAAACAATACGGCCTCCTTTCTTGAATACCGAATCGCCCTCTTTATTGATCTTGTAGGCTATGAATTTTGCGAGCTGCTTGCGCTTCTTTTCGGTTAGATCGGAGCCTATTCCTTTGGCTTTCATGTACTCCAGGATGCTTAAATCATATTCCTGGTAAATGGTGGACTTGCGCGGGCCCCGGCCTGTTTCGAGGGTGCTGAAGAACTTACGGGCGAGGAATCGAAGGGTTATTTTGGTGCCGTCCTGGACGATCTCAAAGCGTATAGAGTCTTCCGTTTCGCCTGTGGCTGAGTATGGCCGTACGGCTTGTTTAAGGGCCTCTACGCCCGACTGACCACCTTTAGTGAGTACGCTAAGGACCGACATTATTCCAGCGCTATAAACCCACCATTCTCCTGCAAAATCACATTGCTTTGCTCTACGCTGGGCAGGCAGTCTCCGGAGCGATCCGGCATATTGAGGTTGAAAGTAAGTATAACCCCGGTCAGGCATTGGGCATGTTTCTTACGGAAGGGACGCCGGCCGATGTTGGAGATTGTTACCAGCTTCGAATTAGCCACCACCAGATTGTAGTACTTGCCCAGCTTCTGCCCAACTTCATCGCAAAAGTTTACAATCGGTTCGTATTGGGTTTCGATGGAATCCTGGGTGTCCAGTTGGGCTATGTGGATAGTCACATCCCAGTTATTGAAGGGGATCGAGTTTATGAACTCCGGTGAGTCTTGGACCTCTTCTACCCAAACGTATGGCATCTCGCGGGCCTGGTTTGAGTTGAACTCAGAGATACGACCGCAGCCAAAGCCGAACTCGTTGCCGAGTAGCTTTGCCCCTGATTGTAGGAAGTCTTGAACTTGGGCGCGTGTCATGCCACTTTAGCTATTAATACCTTTTGATTATCTTTATCCGAATAACCTATCCCATCCGATGGCAATTGATCTACTTGCATGAAAAAATTGTAATATCCGCCAGGACCACCACACCCAGTTATCCAACCATAATCTTTAGGAACTTGACTCAACGGAACCTCTTTGCATCCTATTTTTTTGAAATATTCATATGATGTCTCCATTTTTTATTTCCTTTTGAGTTTAGATTTCATAACCTGTATCTCCTGGTAGCGTTTCACCGCCGCCGCGTGATGTGCAAGATACCGCAAATTGTGCTGAATTTCATACACAGACATCTTTAAGAGTTCGAAACGGTTGAATGGGGTTTCTTTCTCCAGGAAGAGAAGAGTTGAGTAATCCCCAAAATGCTCGGCAAGTTTTTTAAAACCTGCTTGTACTTCTTCGCTGGAGTAAGATGAGGGAGGGAGGTTGGACTTATGCCGTAGTTCAATTCTATCAACTTCTTCAAGGTAAAATTTCCGATTCCAAGCACCTCCGGGCTTGGGGCTTCAAGGAATTCGTCGGCCATCCATTCAGACTTTTCCCAGTCGTATTCCCCGTGCTTTTGATCGCAAGCGTAGATTGCGCAGTAAAGAAGATATTTCTTCAGGGCCTCGGTTCCGGTTAAATTGGCGCTACGCTTCATTTCGGCTTTCAAGTCGGTGTACTGGCCCAGGGTCTTTAAACCCAGGTTCTCCGGCACCTTATACTGAAGGATCGTTTTCGGGACGTAGGCGGGGCATTCTGTTTTAAGGAACTCGATCAAAGCCAGGGCGGTATCTAGGTTCTCGATGTTTGCTTTTTTCAGGATGGCTTCATCGATCCCGGTCAGCGCCGCGAACACCTTTACGTAGTCATCCCCGCATTCGGTGAGCTTTAGGAAGGTTCCGAATGTGACCTGTTGCCAGGAGATGGGGAGCGTTTTGGTTGTAAGTACGCCGTTGATTTTGATCGTGATTTGCATGTTTAACCAAGTATTGTTTTGCCGGGAAATTCCTTCATTTTGGGCGTTTTTATTAAAATTGTTTGACCTGTTTCGCAGTCATGAAAGTAATCTTTTTGATGCTCAATAAGAGTGCCAGGTGAATACCAATTCATAGTGTATTCACAAATATCTGAGGCCAGGCAAAGCCATTCACTTGTTTTGGATGGAATGTATGGGATGATGGTAAATTTTGTATTCATAGCGTTACCCTCAATCCGTCACGCCTCTTTTTCCCGTCAAACCGGAGCTTGATCGAGAACTGAAAGTTGAAATTAAAGTTGTTGTAGTGAACTTGGTCCTGCATTGCGGCCCGCTTGAACTGTGGAGAATTCGTGTTCATCGGCCCGTATGAGGGGTTGCACATCATGAAAGCGGTTAGAAGTAAGGTGTTCATATTATTTGTGGAATGATAAGCTAGTCGGTCGGGGCCTGTCTATCCATTTTGCTCGAGCCAGGGCCAGCGAACAAACAATGTCGTCATGCATGCCCTCGGGGGCTGAGTAACGCACCCCTCGCGCTACGTACTCGTATTCGAAAGCCTCAAGCTCATCCCTCATAATCCCGTCCAGAATGCCAATTTCGTGGCTTTGTATCGCTGAGCTAAGGCCCTCCATCAACTTTTGCTTCGATGGCGATGTGAAAGTATACCCCTCAAGTTGGTAACATTCTTTCATCATATCTTCCACTATTGGGTCGCCCACTCCGGTGCAGTCGGCAAATGCTGGCAGCCCTCCCACTATGGCAACTATCCTCCTTCTCGTTTGACCCCAATCGGACTGCCAGCGTTCGAAGCTACAAACGTCTCCGTTCATGTCCAATCCGGTTACCACTGTCCAGTCGATAGACTTCGCGAGATCTATCCCGAAGCACACTGGGGCAAGGTCAGAGATGGGTTTGAGGCACCGTTTTATGTGCTCCATCCCGAAAGGATTGGCCTGGTCGTCCAGGTCCTCAGCCTCGTACAGCTCTTTAAATGCCTGTTCTGGCAAGTCTCGTCTGGCTTGCTCTATCTCCTCAGCATCTAAAATACCAGCCTCTACCGCGTCGTAAGCAGTCACCTTGAAAGCCCTGTAACCTGGTTCGCCAGCCTTAGCCTTTACCCAAAGCTTGTGCCCCCAGTTCTTCTTTCCCTTGGCGTTCCCGATGAACTTGCAAGGCCCCTTTGTGTGGGTCAGAGTCGACCGTAGCGCATGCCAAGCGGCTTCTTTAGCCCTGGTGAACTCATCAAAGACCGCCGCAAACACGTCTTCCCCGTAAAGTGAATCGGGCTTGTCTGCAGACTTGAACCATATCCTAGCGTCATAAGGGAACGGTAATTCAATGAACAATTCGGATTCGTTTATCCGGTAGCCCGCCTGGACAGCAACCCGTCGCATGCGGTTGAAAGCTATTTTAGCCTGCTGGAATATCGGAGCAACCCACCAGTAATTCGCGCCAGGCTTCTTTCTTTCATGTGCCCTCTCGAACAACCACCAGAGATGCGGGAAGGTCTTTCCAATCTTTGTGGCTCCTTTTACTACTGTGAATCGGGCATCGCAATAAAGAATATCCTTTTGGTATCCTGTTAAGTTTGGTCTTTGAATATTGATAACCAGCTCATCCGGCATCGGTGAAGTTGATCTTTGTAATGGTCTTGTCAACGTCCTTCTTATCGGCCAATCCTAGATCTCGTGCTATAATGTTGTGATTGAAGATGCCAACAGAGGCCCCGCTGAACTTCTGATCGTAAATGGTTTCCTCTATACGTGTAAGGACCGTTACGAAATCTTTCGTACAATCTAATTTAAATTGCCTGAAATACCCCGTTGAAACATCCATGTATAGACAAAGTCCATGCAGAGTGTAGGGCCTGTCTTTCTTTAGGATCACCTCTTCTGCGTCTTTTCCCCTGAAATCGTTTACTTCTATTGGGTTTTCGTCACACCATTCAAAGTATTCGCATGCGGCTTCCCACATTAACTCGGGGGTTTCGAATAGCTTGTGGGCTCCGTGCCGACTTCTGAGTTTCCAAAACTGATTACCTGTTGGGGCTGCCATGGTGATGGTTGTTTAGTATCCTATAGGCTTCGGCAAGAAGCTGGTTCATTTCCATTTCTTCAATGTTTTTACTGATTCGATCCATGCAGGTGCAGTGATTGGCGTAGGCCAGCATTTTGGCTCCTCCAAAGATACTGGACAAAAACAATAAATACATGGCTAGGTAAGTCATCTTGAAAGCAGTTTATAGAAAGCCCAGTGAATAGTAGCGTACAAAGCCCATATTATCCCTGCAAACCACCAATTAGCGCCGATCGCCAGGGTAATGGAAAGGCTCATTAAAAGCCTCATGAGGGCCTGGGAAGCGTGGTATGCATCGGTGTATGCCACAAATATGGTAGTCGAGCCCCAGAAGGCTGGAATTTTTTGATTTCCTATATTGTAATTTTTGTATTTCCGGTTGTGTTGCTCGATCCCGAAAAAGCTGTTTAACCCCTTGCTGAACCATCTCAACTTACCGTGATCCTTAGAATGCATATAGCTGGCCGGTATAGCGCTAAGCCCCAACAAAAGCATCGAGGGCCAATAAGTGATCAGTATTTGGAGGAGGTGTTTCATAAAAACGTTCGTGGCTTTGAAATGGAATTTACAATCATAGCAGCAATAAGCCCCAAAGCCCAGCCAACAGGAACCGAAGCAGCCAGCACAGCGCAGATCCGTGACCATAGCGCCATACACTCCCAAGAGCCACAGGACGACATTTTCATACCAATGAGCGCCGCAATGAACATGGCTACCCCAAAGGCGATGGATAGCTTTGGGTTGAGCAGTATTTCAAGAAAGGATTTGGGCTTGTCTTTCATTTCGCAAACAGCAACTTAGCCGCCTCCTTTTGGGTTAAGTCTATGCCGTGAATGTCGGCCAGTACATCAACTACTGCCATGAGGCCGTTGAACATCCATTCCGGATCATTTGGGGCTTGCTTTTCAATATCTCCACCATCCTCGAATGCAAATTCAATTGCCGCCAACTCTTCTAATGAGTATCCAACTGTATCAATCTGTTTTTTGGCCCATCCTTTATATTCCTCTTTTCTTATGGTCTGGCCTGATGGGGTAGTGCAAAATACTTGATCCCAAATTGGTTGTATCTGGTTTTTGTTCCTGGTCCACATTGTTTCATAACTCCAAGTTCCACGACTTGGATCTCCATCTATCCTAATTTCGGCACCAATGGCATCAGCAATTAGGTTGCCAACCGCGCAAGCGCAACAATCATTATGCAAAAGCGTGTCGTTAAGATATGCTTTCACCAAGACATTAACGGTATAATTGAAATCTCTCATATTTTTTTGTATTTGAAAGTGTCGTTTAAAATCTCCCCGATGACCGTTGCCAAAGATGTTAACCGATTAGTTTCGGCCTCGGGGAGATAAAGATTTGCCTGTCTTTCCAGGCTGTCATGCTGTAGTTTGTATAGTAACCGAATCAGCAACCCTCATTCGGCCCACTGGGTTTTATCTTTGAATGGGCTATTTCTTTAGGAATTCTTTGAACTGATTCATGTAATCAATTGCGTTCCTTTGAGCATATCCTGGATCATGATTTCTTTGCGTTGTATGAAACCATGTCAAAAACGCCTTCGCGTACTCTTCGGCGTATTCATCACGCTTTTTAAGCATCTCTTTTGTGGTGTCTCTGGAGCCATTTTGATAGCCCCTATCATACTCCATTTCAAGTGCTATCTCGTCATCTGTTTTTTCCATAGTCTTTCAGTTAAAGCCGAGCACCCCATTCAAGATGCCCGGCTAACAAACCACTCCTACTACCAATTAAAAAAAGATATAGGAACTATGATCGATGTTAGTCAGCACCCCGAAAGGGACAGTCGTTATTTTCATCGATTTTATTGGCTCATCCTACCTTACCGGTTGTTTACCTGACTTGTCTTACAGATAGGCTTGTTCATGAACCATTCTACTCGGCCTGTACCCATTTCAGGGCTATATCTTTTTACCTTAACCATTATCTCCGGCGTCTCCGGAAAGTCTTTCGTTTGCGATGCTTTGAAAGATCTCCCTGTAGGTGATCTCCGTTGCGCCGTGTGCTTTGTCGTGATGGAGTCGGCACAAGGCTATCAGGTTATCCGGGGCATCGCGTTCCTTTTTCCTTTTGCTGCCGAACTTTGACCGACTTACGATATGGTGCACATCAATGGCCCTTTGATTGCATTCCGGCATCTCGCATTTTATGAAGCTGCTTTCATCGTAGCCAAAGGCTTTAAAAAAGTTGCGAATGTGCGATTGCATTTTATTTGCTATTGGATGGGCGCGTCTTGATCATACCTTTAACCACATCTTTACAAACTTCATAATGATAATGTAAAGCATATTTGCCATCCACCCACATAGGATAGCCCAAAGGATCAGCGGTGCTTTTTCCTGAGGAGCAAAATTGACCGCTGCGAAGATGGCTAATGCAATAGATGCCAGGCACAGCAACAATTCAAGAAAATGAAATAGAATTACCTTTTCTTTCATAGATATTTTTCTTCTATAGAATATTCCAATTCCGAGTTAATTGATCTCTTGTTGGCTTCGGCGGACTTCTTCACCGCTTCGTAGGCCCGCTTAGGGAGCCTCAGAAGCAGCTTTTTTTCATCTTTCTTTGCGGTCTTTGCCATTCGTTATTGTTTTGACAATCCAAAGGTATAAAAATGTGATATTAAAAAACAACTAAAATGATATAAATATTTTATTTTAAAAAAGACTTGACTTTGATATTGATTTGATATTACCTTTGATACATGATAACAACGAAACAATTAAAAGCAGCAGATTTAAAGGTTGGCGACAGAATGACCGCTTTCGGTGAAGTTGTCCACATTGCCCCTTCAATCGGTATCGATACTCCGGCCGGTAAATGTGACTTGGCCCTGATCAACGCTAAAGGTAGAGTACGTTGGGCCACTTGGAATAAGGCTACTCTGATTGCTATAAGAACTGACGAAACCGTAAACGCATAAAGCCATGAAAGCCAAATTCAACTACCTCGACCTGATCCTCGCCCTCCCCAGCTTAGGCGCTTTTATCTACACAGCAATTAACTACGCTACTGTATGAACATAAATCAGAAGATCAATTGCAAGGCGAACTCACTGAAGCTATACAGCTACCAAACGCCAGCCAACATGATCCGCCGTGGCTATCCTTTACCGGGTAGATACTCTCCGGAATACCTCATCCCCAAACAACACCTTGAGTTCAGGGAGCCGAAAAGAAATCCACTTTTAATAAACTGATTATGCCATACGACCCTTTCGAATCCGAGGTGAACTACCCTCCTCATCAAAAATCAAGGGAACCAAAATACAAAACAATTTTCTTTTTCGGTGAACTACAAGACGATCTAGAAGATTGGTATTCATATTATTTTCACGGCAACTATTATGAACACGAGGGCATGATTAGATTTGTTGAGGCGTATGTATCGCCTGCTGATCTTAGTGATCTACGACTCCCTATAATTCCGGATGAAGAACTTCAAAACATCCTTCGATTCGACATCCGCGAAGAGCTAAACACCGACTATTCAATCATCTTCGAAACTAAAATAGAACTGAAATGAATCCGGCAATTAAAAAGGGGAATAGGGCAATCGCGAAGTTCATGGACGAAAACATCTTTGTGGATACTCCCAATTACTACGAACAATGGGAGCACCTTATGAGGGCTGTGGATCGCATTTCCCAATTCACAATTGCTTATCCAGAAGCGAAATGGGTATGTGATTGCAAGATCGTGGTAATCCGAAAATACTTGTGGCGAGAGGTGGTCCGATTTTGTGAATTTATAAATAACGAATAGCCATGGAGAACCTGACACTCGAACACCTAAGGATAATTAACGATTGCCTGGCCGCAAGTAAATACCGTTACGAGACTGACAAGCCGTACGCTGACCTTTGCGACTACCTGGATATTATCCCTATAATTATTCAGGCTATCACCGACAAAGAGTTCGAGGATAAAAGACTAAAATTTTAATCATGACCAAAGACATTCAAAACACTTCCGAGAAAATGGAGCCTATGCAACTCATCGTTCAGGCAATGGACAAAGGGCTATCCATAGAAACAATGGAGAAACTTTTTGCCATGCAGGAACGGTGGGAAGCGAAGCGATCCGAAAAGGCTTTCTTCGAAGCGATCACCGAATTTCAAATCAACTGCCCGGACCTTCGCAAAACGAAGAAGGTCAGCTTTGGACAAACGAATTACAGCTTCGCGCCGCTATCGGACATTGACCGGCAGATTCGCCAACTCCTGCATGATTGCGGCATTTCGAAACGCTGGGAAATTCAGGACAACGGTGAAAAGATCAAGGTTACCTGCATCATCACCCACATTGACGGGCACTCGGAAAGAACGAGCATGGAATCTATCGCCGACTTGTCAGGGTCCAAGAACCCAATACAGGCCCGTGGTAGCGCGATCGAGTACATGAAGCGCTATACCCTCATAGCAGCTTTGGGCATCACCACGGCCGATTCTGACATCGATGGAAGGCTTCCGGAATTGGACGTTGACAAGCTCCACAAGCAATACATGGACATCTTCAATCAGATAATTGTTATCGATCCGTCTATGCGTGCGGCGATGGACCCCGATTCGTGGGCAGAAAGAACCGCAGCTATTTATGCAAAGGCTGTCAATCGGGCCCGTGAAATTCTTATCCAAAAAACAAAAGGAACGGTATGAACGACGCACTAGACTTCTTCCGCGACCTGAACGATCCGGATGCCATCCAAAAGCACATCCGCCAAGGCTCCGAGGCTTGGGACCAAATCCGGTGCGGCCGCTTCACATCGAGCGAAATGCACAAACTCCTTGCCCCAACAAAAAGGGATATGACAGAAGAAGAGCTAAAGAAGCGCCCGAAGAAAGGCCCGGGATCAGCCGTGAAATACGTCTACAGTGATGAGGGGTTAAGCGATACCGCCTTGACATACATCAAACAGAAGGTCGCCGAAGCGCTCACAGGACACATCAAATCGGCCCCATACGCCCATGCTTTGGGATACGGAATTGAACTTGAGGCCGAAGCCGTGGAATGGTTCATGAAGATCACCGGGTTTCAGTGCGAGGAAATTGGATTCTGTGTTTACACAGATCACGCCGGGGGTAGTCCGGACCGAGACATACCGGAACAAGATGCCATCCTGGAGATTAAATGCCCTTTCCATTCCGAGAATCAAGTTGATTATTTGCTTCTCACGGATCACTATGACCTCAAGCGGATGCACCCCGAATACTACTGGCAAATCCAGTCCAACATCCTATTCGCCAACCGTAAAAAAGGATGGTTCGCCAGCTTTGACCCTCGATTCAAAGACGATAAATTGAAAATGAATCCGATTGAAGTGCCCGCCATCGTAGCCGATCAGGACCTTATCCTGAAAAAGATACCGCTAGCGGTTAAAGAAAAGCTTCAACTCATTCAAACCCTATCAGCATGAAAACCGAATCCCAAAAATCCGCAATCCGAAACTTCCTTTTAACAGGATGCTCATTGACGCCTGCGCTAGCCCGTCGTTACTTTTCTTGTGACCGTCTCGCCGCCAGGATACAGAACCTTAGAGATGAGGGGTATAAAATTAAAACAGAGATGGTGCACGAAGAAAATGCCCGATACGCTAAATACAGCATAGCATGATAACAAAAGAAATTGCCAAAATGATTTATCTCGCCTACATCGAAATCGAGCAGGCCGAAAAAATGGTCATCGAATTGAAGGCCGCCCTGAACGAAAAAGGTGAATTCGAGATCAAAGACAATTGGGGTCAAACCAGGGGCCTTGAATTGCACCTGCCCACGAGCATGTCCGGAGCGACTATAAAGCGCGTGCCTTTTAAACTTGCACTCGATGTGATCGAGAATCACGTGCAGGACCAACATAAGGAACTTGAACGATTGAAGGAGGTTTGTAAAATACAACTGAAATGATCACAGACAAAGACATCGAAATTGCTGCTCGCAAGGATGAGCCGTACAAACCGGAAGGCCATTATCACGGGTTTAGAGATGGCGTTCGTTGGGCCCTCTCCCAACCGCAGAAACCAGTTCTTAATGACGAGATTAGAAGCAAGGCAAAAGACTTTTCTATTCTCTATGCACATGAGTTTGGTGCACTACATTGCCAAATAGAAGAGGACCTTGTCAAGATTGCCAAATGGGTCCGCGATCATTACGAAAGTCAGTCTGTCTCCCAACCGCAGTGGATAGATGTTAAAACGAAATGGCCCGATCATAATTCATGGGTAATGGTTTGGTGGCCGGATCGATCGACATCTCCTAAAGTGGCCTTGCAGCACTATCTCATCGGTAATTCGGTCACATGGACACATTGGCAACCATTACCCGAAGGACCGAAGCCATGAAGCTACCCTATAAACTATCCTACGGCATAAAGCCAAAGAAGATCATAATAGACCGGAAGCCATTTCAGGTTTACGAAGACAGCGACCTCGATGACGAGATATGCCCCAACCTAATTCATCGATTCGGATTATATGTTCTGATCGGGCTGTGCATCGCTGTCGCCGTCGTAACCGTCGGAGTAATTTTAACCGGTAAATTTCTGGAGCTATGAATGAATGGATAAAAGTTTCTGATCGCCTTCCTAGTGTGGACGACGGGCAAGCATTACAAGTGATAGCAAACTCACATAGGCCTGAATCCAATGATTTAATAAATGTGGTCGTATGTGCTGTGTTTTCAGGTGGTAAATTTTACAATTGTGAATATTGGGGTAATGGCGACCCGGATGACAACGAAGAGATTAGGCTGAAATGGGTTTCACACTGGATGTATCTACCGCCACATCCGTGAAATTGACCCACTTCGAAAAGCGCATCCTCTCCATCTTAAAATTTATCGCTGTCACTATAGCGAGTTACTACACTTTCATTTATTTTAATACATGACACAAGCCTTCAATCGTGACTGCATGGAAGCAATGGCAGAATTTGACGACAAGTTTTTTGACTTGGCTATCGTGGACCCTGAATTTGGAATTGGTATTGGAAACAGCCCCAGATTGGTGACAGATAAAGGACTCGAGGCTAAGGATTGGGACAACAAGCCAATAGATCCAAAATATTTTGATGCCTTGTTCAGAGTATCTAAACATCAGATAATTTGGGGCGCAAATTATTATTTCATGCCACCAACAAAACATTGTATAATTTGGGATAAAATGCAACCTGAGGACTTGAGTTTTGGTATGTTCGATTTCGCATGGACTTCTTTCGATGGGTCAAATAAAATATTTAGAAAGTCTGTTAAGGATGAGCTGAATAGAATCCATCCTACTCAAAAGCCGATAAAACTTTACCGATGGTTATTAAAAAACTATGCCGAGCCTGGAATGAAAATCATAGACACCCACCTAGGCAGCGGTTCCTCACGCATTGCAGCGCACGACATGGGATTCGATTTCTGGGGCTATGAACTGGACAAGGATTACTTCGAATCCCAGGAGAAACGATTTAAACAGCATATCAGCCAACTAACTTTGAGCTTATGAAAATTCGCCCCACCCGCGCCGTAGGAGCCAAGGCTCAAAAAGGCGGTTACAGTTTTGACAATGGTTGCGTAGCCTTCGGAACGACAGACGAAGTCAGGCAGAAGAACATCAAAAAGAAAAAGGTCGCTCACGAGTTCATGACGAATAAGCGGGCGGAGGAACGGGATAAACGAAATTCAATATGAAAAACCCAGGCAAAATAGTGCAGCACGAAGATGGCCGAATAGGCTTCGCTTTCGACAAGGAACAGAAATATGGACTGGGCCTCAGGGTGATGGTTCACGTCGTTACGGACGACTTCAAACCAACTGGCGACAAGGTCCTTTGGAGTATTTCAAAGATCAAGCTAATAGGATTTACCGATTAAAATAACTGAACCGGAATTGGTATGAGGACGATAAAATTCAGGCAATGGCATGCTGTTCACAAAATGATGTATGACCATAAGACCATCCCAGTGTTGTTAAAAAACGTTGCGGATGACAATGTCTACAAGTATATGCAATTCACTGGCCTATTCGATAAGAACGGAAAGGAAATATACGATGGCGACGTCATTCGAACATACATGGGTAACGTCTGCGAAATACAATGGGGGCATGTCCTGGAAAAAAGAGGCCAAGAAGTTTTCGAATATACTGGATTTTGTTTCCATCACATCAAGCAAGATAAAAACTATCATTTAGATGTTACAACATCTTGTGAGATCATCGGTAACATTTATCAGAACCCTGAACTCCTCGAAAAATAAAACTCCCCTCTTTGTTGGAGGTTTGAGGGGGAAAAAGTAATTTAGTGAACATAATTATTCGCAAAGTTATCAGTAGAGAGTTAATTTTGCGGGTAAGGTTAAAAGGAACTCAAAAACCTTAAACCCCAACCCGGACTTTCTCTACAGTTCGGGTTTTTTATTTTATGGGATATTACACCTCATACAAATTAGATGTTCTGGAAGGAGACCCGGAACTGATTCAACAATTTATAAAATCAGAACGAAGTGCAGAATTTGCCCTTGAGGAGGATGGTACCACCCGGGAGGCCATGAAGTGGTATGACCATGAGGATGACCTTGAGAAATTTTCTTTGTCTCATCCTGAAGCCTTGTTTTTGCTTTCCGGAGAAGGTGAAGAGACGGGAGACATTTGGAGACTTTATGTTAGGGGCGGAAAATCCTTTCGAACAAAGGCTGTATTGGAGTTCGGGGAGTTTTCAGAAGACAAGCTTTCCTGATGGGCCGTCAGCCATACATGCCGCTTTATGTCGGCGACTACATAAAAGATACCCGGGTGCTGCCGCTTAACGTTCGCGGCGCCTGGGTTGATTTAATTCTTTTCATGTGGGACAATCCGGTCCGTGGTGAGTTTATTGGGACCATTGACGAGGTTGCAAGACTTATAGGTTGCGGTATTGACGAGGCGCGTTTTGCTTTAGATTTGCTTAAGCAAAAAGGGACCGCCGATATTGATTTGCTAACCACAGGTGAGTACAAAATAGTAAGTAGGCGAATGAAGCGAGACGCCCAAATTTCAAAAATACGCTCAGAAGCAGGTAAAAACGGGGTTGAGGCTAAGAAGGACAAAGGTTTTGCTCAAGCAAAAGGCCAAGCAAAACAAAAGCAAAACACTGAATATGATAATGAATATGAAAGTGATACTGGTATTAAAATAAAAAAGGAGTCGCTTTCAAAAAAAGAAATAACCGATGGCCTTTTCACTGATGAACGATTCATCACGGACTTGGGACTAGCCCACAAGGGCAAGGATTTGAAGAAAGCTTTTGAGGAATGCTACGTACACCACTCAAACGCACCTAATCCTCCGGAGAACATTTGGGAATGGCGACAGAAATTAAACACGTGGCTTTCAATAAAAAAACAAGACAATGGGAATAGGATCGGAAATAAAGAAACAATTAGACGCAGCGATGCCGTCGTCGGTGAATTCAAAGGCTTTGGCAAGTGGCCCGGAGAGGTATGAAAATGTTATTCTGAGCGAGGAAGAGACAGCAGAAGCATTGCGCGCCGCTCGGGAGGTGAAATATTACTACCTGAAACGGATTGCGTACCTCGAACATCTGAACCAGCCGGTAACTATACGCAAGATGGAATGGCATTACTACCACGCGGAATTTATCGCAAAGTGGGATATGGATGAAGCCAACGAGGAGATCATGATCCAGCTTTGCCACTACTTTGCCGAAAGCCCAGAGTTCAAAGGCGACCTAGAGAAAGGCATCTTGTTGGCCGGCGGCGTAGGGGTGGGCAAAACCACAATCATGGATTTCTTCAAAAAGAATCAGCGCCGGTCGTATCGAATCATGTCCTGCCGCGACGTGGAGAAGAAGTTCAGCGAGGACGGGACCATCGATTATTTTTCGTTCAACGTTCCCATCGCGGTAAATTCAGATCCGTTCGGCCACCAGGAAATAGGCTTTTGCTTCGATGACCTCGGTACCGAGTCCAACGCAAAGAACTACGGACGGGAAAAAAACATCATGGCAGAAGTGATTTTAAACCGCTATGACAACCGATTACCAAATTGCAGCACTCACATTACCACCAACCTGGGAGCTGAGGAAATCGCCACGCAA